CTGCGTGTCTTTACCCGAAACGCGGCGGTAGACGGCGACGGCTGTACATACACCTATTGGGACAGCGCTTCAAAAAATAGGCATGGAAGAAAGGGCGAAATCCGAACCGAGATCATCGACAACACCCGCGTTTTCTTCGGTAACCCGAACGACCGGCAAGTGCAGACCCAGCCCTACATTCAGATCACCAGCCGGGAGATTACCCGCCGCGTCAAGCTGAAAGCCAAGAACAACGGTATCGGGGACTGGACGAAGATCCAGCCGGACACGGAGAACACATCCGCCATTGATTCGGTCAAGGCCACGGACGATAAGACCACCGTTATCCTGACGCTCTGGAAAGACGAGGACAGCGGCGACGTTTGGGCTTATGAGAGCTGCAAGGATTGCACCGTCCGCAAGCCGTGGAATCTTGGTATCAAGCTCTATCCGATTACCTGGCTCAGTTGGGATTACGTCAAGGATTGCTACCACGGACAGGCCATGATTACCGGCCTTATCCCCAACCAGATTGTGGTCAACCGCCTTTGGGCGCAGAGCAGTATGCACGCCACGAGGGGCGCTTTCCCCAAGTATGTGTATAACAAGACGCTGATTCCCAAGTGGGATAACCGCGTCGGTTCTGCAATCGGTATTGCTGGCGGCGATATCAACAACGTGGCGAAAGTCATTGACGGCGCTCCGCTCAATCCCCAGGTGTCGAACATGATTACTCAGCTTGTCAAGAGCACCGAGGAATCCATGGGTGCAACCGGCACGGCGATGGGCGAGGGCCGCGCAGATAACACCAGCGCCATTGTCGCCTTGCAGAGAGCGGCGGCAACTCCTATGGAGCTGACGAAACAGAACCTTTACGAAAGCGTAGAGGATCTTTTCCGAATCTACCTTGAGTTTATGGCCGAGTATTACGGCAAGCGCATGGTGGATATGCCAGCCCCGGAAGAGATGGTGCAGAACGCCGCCATGCTGGGCGTAAAGGTTCCTGACAAGATCGCAGTGAAGTTTGACTTCTCAACGCTGCGAGAGCACCCCATGACGATCAAGCTTGACGTTGGCGCTTCCAGCTACTACAGCGAGATCGCATCCATCCAGACACTGGACAATCTTCTGCGAGACGGGCACATTGACATTCTCCAGTATTTGGAGCGTATTCCGGACGGCTACATTCCGAACCGCCGCGCCCTTATCGAAGAGATCAAGCGCAACCGTGCGGCAATGGCGGCAGAACAGCCGACGGAGCCGACACCCAGCGGCGGCGCTCCAACCGAGGGAGTACAGATCCCAGATATCCCCGGCGGCAGAGGCTACGGCGAACTGCAACGGGTCATTAACCAGACAGGCGACACCAGAGGGCTTATTTAAGCTTTCTGTTATAGCACCAATACAAACGGCGGCAGACCAACGCCGAAAACAGATGCCCCGACCATAGGGCAGAAAGGAATTTTGTATGGACGAAAACATGAACGAAGCTTTTACCGGCGAAGTCGTAGACAGCGAATTTGAGGACTGGAGCGACATTGACACCAGTAACCTCAAAGACGAAGCCGACGAAAGCGAACCCACGGAGGAAGCCGATGAAACTACGGACGGGGCAGACCAGCCCGACGCAGAGACGGAACCGGAACAGACCGAGGGAGAAGAGGCCCAGGAACAGGACGGCACTGAAAAGGCCGGCGAGCGAAAAGAGGCAGACCAGTCTTTTGAACTCAAGCACCTTGGAGAGACCCGCACTGTAAACCGGGAAGAGGTCGTGGAGCTTGCCCAGAAGGGCATGGACTATGACCGCATCCGTGGAAAGCTTGACGAGCTGCGCGGCCTTGAGGCCGAAGCGGCTGCAAATCAGCAGTACGCGGACTTTGTAAAGGAACTTGCAGCCGGGGCCGGCATCTCCGTTGAGGAGATGATCGACAGCACCCGTGCCAAGATCCTGATCGACCAGGCAAGCAAACAGGGCCAGACACTTGACATGGACGCAGCGCTGCAGCAGGCCAAACAGACCAGGGAGGCCAAGGCGCAGACTGAGCAGCAGAGCAAGGAGATGCGGGAGGCGCGTAATCGGCAGGAGCATTTCCAGGAAGAGGCGGCACGTTTCCGCACCCTGTACCCGGATGTGAAAGCCGAAGAAATCCCGCCCGAAGTCTGGGCCGACTTTGACAAGACCGGGAACCTGTCCGATGCCTGGAGCAAGAACACGATTCAAAAGCTCACGGCTGAAAACCAGCGGCTCCAGACGGAGCTTGATGCCGTGAAGCAGGAAAAGAAAAACGAGGCAAGGAGCACCGGAAGCCGGAAGTCCGCCGGGGCAAGCCAGCGCAGCGCCGTTGACGATGCATGGGAAGCTGCCCTGAAGAATGAGTGGTAATCAAGGCCGAGAGGCTTTGAACAACTGAATAGCGAAAAACCTGTCAGCCACTCGCTGATACTGGCGCGGTTCCTTTGCCGTGTTGAAAACAAAGGAGATTATTACTATGGCTATCAACCTCGTAACCGAATATCAGAAGAAACTCGCAAAGCACTTTGAGACAGGCTCCAAGACAGACGCCTACGCCGGTAAAGCCTATGATTTCGTCGGCGTGAAGTCCATCGAAGTCTTCACCATTGACGATATCGCGCTGGGCAACTACACCCGTTCCGGCACCACCCGTTTTGGCACTGTGACCGAAGTCGAGGACACCAAGCAGACCCTGACCATGACCAGGGATCGTGCGTTCACCAAGTCCATTGACAAGGGCAACGCCAACGAGCAGTACAACATCAAGCGTGCCGCCGAAGTCCTCCAGATGATCGACAAGCGCACCATCCGCCCCGAGATCGACCAGTATCGTTTGAACGCATGGGCTTCTGGCAATGGCCTGTCTACCGGTAACACCGTGCAGACCAACGCCACCGCGGCGGCTCTGACCAAGGCGAACATCGCCGAGGCCATCTTCACCGCTTCTGCCGCCATGAGCGACAAGCTGGTTCCCCTGGAGAACCGCGTCCTGTTCATTTCCGAGCTGGACTTCGTGAAATTCAAACTGGCTGACCTGGTCATGGGCGGCGCTCAGCTGAATGCCGAGGCTATCAAGCGCGGTTTCAGCGGCACCATCGACGGCATCGCCGTTGTCCGTGTTCCCGGCACCTATATGCCCGCCAACACCGGCTTCATCATGAAGTACAAGGGCGCGACCGTTGACCCGATCAAGCTCAAGACCCTGCGCGTCCACAAGGACCCCATGGGCGTGGACGGCGATGTTCTGGAGGGCCGTATCATCTACGACGCGTTCGTCCTCGACGCCATGTGCGACGGCGTGTACGTCTACAAGACCGCCTGATTTGGCAAAACAAAAGGGCGGGGAGAAATCCCCGCCCATCCCTTAAGGAGCGTAACCATGACAAACGCCCAAACTGTTTATGAAATGGCTATTGCGCTCATGGACAGCATGAGCGACAGCGGCAAAGCTGACGTAGCCGACAACAACGAGTACAAGCATCGGGCACTCCCGATCCTTAACATACTGCGCGGCGAGCTGTACCCCTACAGTGACACCCACGAGACTGACGATGAAGGACGGCCTATCGCCGCGCTGATCCGCGACTTTAATAAGCCGATTGACCTTGACGATTACATTTGCCAGAGCGTCATGCCTTACGGGCTGGCCGCGCATTTGCTTCTCCAGGAAGATCCGGCGGCGGCAAACTTCTGTCAGCAGCGATACGACGAACTCAAATCCAGGCTGCACATCGGTCTGCCCGCATCGAGCGAGGAAATTGAAGATGTTTACGGCGGCTGGCCGCATAACGATTTCGGGAGCTGGTAACGCATGGCGAACATTACCGGAGCTGCCGACGAGAGAGTATTTCAGATCAGCAAATGGCTGGGGCTGAACGAGAATCCCGACGGCGACACAAAACTGAAAATGGGCGAAGCCTCTGCCATGAGGAACTTCCGCGTTACCCGTGACGGCAACTTGCAGAAGCGCCCCGGTACAAAGTATGTGCTGAAAGGCAGCGTTGCCGATGCACAGTACAAGGCCGTATGGGTAGGCTTTGTTGCCGGTGTTGAGCGCGTCATGGCGATATGGACACGCGGTAGCCAGAACTATCTGCGAACCCTGTGGGAAAACGGAGAATGGGTCGAGCAAAACGTTATTGCACTTGGCGCGGTAGACCGGCCTCATATGTTTGGCTTTGACGATAAGCTCTACATTTTGACCGGAAGCGAATACTACGTTTACGATGGCACTACCCTGTCGGTGGTTTCCGGGTATGTGCCTCTGGTGGCAACGGCTGTACCTCCCGACGGCGGCGGCGAGTTGCTGGAGCAAGTGAACAAGCTGACCCCGAATCGCCGCGCTTGGTTCTCCCCGGATGGTACGCATAACGTGTTCCAGCTCCCGGAGAAGGACATTCAGAGCGTTGTCGCTGTCAGAAGCGCAGCGGATGAAAGCGCAATCACCGGATGGACGGCAGATACCACGGCTGGCACAGTCACGTTCAATAATGCCCCGGCACAGGGCGTAAGCACGATTGAGATTGAGTGGACAGCCTCGATAAGCCAGCGTAGCGAGATCACGGCGATGCATTTCTCTGAGACCTACAACGGTTCTCAGGACACCCGAGTTTTCCTCTACGGAGACGGCAGCAATATCGCGCTATACTCCGACGTGGATTACTACGGCAAGCCTAACGCCGAATACTTCCCCGACCAGAACGAAGTCCGTGTAGGAGTAGCCAACACTCCGATCACCGGCATGATCCGCCATTATGGCACTCTGGCTGTCTACAAGACGGACGGAGCGTGGAGCATCAACTACGGCGCTATCACTCTTGCCAACGGTACGCTGACCTCTGCTTTTTATGTCACTCCTGTTAACGCAGCGATTGGCAACGAAGCTCCCGGACAAGTGCAGCTTGTGCTTAACAGCCCCGTTACTCTGTTCGGCCAAGATGTATATGAGTGGAGAAACTCTTCTTACTACACGTCGAACCTGACGCGAGACGAACGACAGGCTCGGCGAATGTCAGACCGCGTGTTCGCCACGCTCCACTCTTTCGACACAACGAACTGCAAGTGCTTTGACGATAACTACAATCAGGAGTTTTACATCGTCAGCCCAGATGGGAAAGCGCTTGTCTGGAACTATGCCGCAGACGTTTGGTATTACTACGCCGACTTTCCAGCCCTTCTTCCGTTCAGCTTCCGCAACGAACTGTACTTCTTCAAGGGCAACGGCATTGTCCACGTCTCTACGGAGTACGAATATGACGAGGCATACAATGGCGATCTCAACGCAATTGACTGTTACTGGGAAAGCGGCGCAATGTCTTTCGGGCGCGACTACCAGAGGAAGTACAGCGCCATGCTGTGGGTGAGCATCAAGCCCGACTTCCATGCTTCGGTTGACGTGACGGTCGTGACAGATCGATCGTCTGCGTTGTCTCAGAAAGAAGTCAAATATAACATATTCGACTTTGAGCACATGGACTTTTCAGACTTCTCTTTCTACACCAACGACAAGCCGCAAATGAAGCGCCTGAAAATCAAGGCAAAGAAGTTCGTGTTCTACAAGCTGATTTTCAAGACAGATACCAACAACACATCTGTTACCGTGACCTCCGCAGATATCCGCGTTAGATTCACGGGCTACAGCAAATGAGGTGACACAATGAGTTTACCGAGATTCAACGAAAACGTAGAAAACATTTCTGAGCTGGCCGACAGACCGAATGACACGAACGGGCTGACTGCTGCCGAACTGAAAGCGCTGTTCGACAAAGCCGGTGGTGACATTAAGAATTATCTAAACAACACTCTGCTTCCTGCTCTCGAATCAGATGGTGCAAGCGGAGTTGGCATCACCGAAATAATGGGAATGAATTCGGATAATGTACAGGATGCTCTTACTGAGCTGAAAGACACCATTGAAGAAGTCAGAAACCTTGCAACCAGCGGATCGAGTGGCCCGTCCGTTTATGTAACCGGCGGCACATTTGAATATAGAGAGACAATCAACCAGCAGGGCAGAATAGACTGGGAAATCGCGCTTCTCAGCGGCACGGCTGCTAAGATTGCTTTCACGAGAAACATCGACAGCGTTGACGTGTTTCTTGTGAGTGGTGGCGGCAATGCAACCGGCGGCGAATATGGCAGGACCGTATTTGGCGGCAGAGGCGGCAGAGGCGGCGGTACATATACTGCACGTAACCACAGAGTCTCTTTGAATACTCCGTACAGTTTTTCTGTCGGCAGAGCGGGAAATGCGACGAGTATTTTCGGGTACACGGCTCAGGTGAGCGGCGCGTTGGGCGGCGTTGGAGCAAGCGCAAGCTACAACAGCAGCACCAGTAGCTATGACACGACGGAAGCAGGGAGCGGCGTTGACGGCGTGTACCCATTTGGGGAGAACACATCTCTTGTTTTCCCGGATCGCAAGTTCGGCGCGTCCGGTGGTGGCGGCGGTGTTTACGCTCAGATGAACGTGACCCACGAAGGTGGATATAGCGAAACTATTATTGCTCAAAAAGAAGGTGCAGCCGGTGGCGTTACCGGGGCTGGTAACGGCGGAACGAATTCCGCACGAGACGGAGCGGACGCTATCGAAAATACGGGAGCTGGCGGCGGCGGTCGTTTCTATGTACAGGGCAGCAATAGCACAGTGAATGGCAATGGCGGCAGCGGCATTATCATCATCCGCAATGCTCGCGGATAAGGAGTAACACGAATGATTAGACTGAGTTTAACCAGAGCGGATGCGACGGTAACAGAAACCGAAACTCTGACCGCTGGCCGCGTCGGCCTTGAATGTGCGTTTGCCTTTAACTCCGACTGGGACGGGTTGGAAAAGGTAGCGGTCTTTGAGGGCGCTGAGACAATCGAAGTCGCTCTCGGTACTGCGAATGTGGCCGTTGTACCGCCTGAGTGCATGGCAACTGCTGGCTATAATCTCCGCTGCGGCGCTTATGGTATGAGTGCTTCACGGGCAATCGTCATTCCTACCATTTGGGCAAAGGCTGGCAAGATCAAGGATTCTGCTTCGCCCGACGAAAGCCTTGCCGACTTCACTCCTACTCTCGCGGCTCAGGTTATTGCCAAGGCCAACTCCGCAGAAGAGACGGCAAACTCCATCAAGGAACAGGCCGCCCGTGGCGAGTTTGACGGTTTCTCTCCATATGTCGGCGTTACTGAGATCGAAAACGGGCATCGCGTGTCCATCACTGACAGTGTCGGCACGAACGAGTTTGATGTCATGAATGGCAGGGACGGCGCAGACGCTCCGGGCGGCGATGGACTGACGGAAGATGTCAAACAGGCCCTCCTCCAACTCGCGCAGAAAGTTGCGTACATTGACGCGCAGGGTCAGACCTACTATCAAGACCTCTATGATGCTCTGTACCCGTCCGCTGTCCTGACCTCGATCACGGCGGTATACACGCAGAGCGGCACGGTTTACAACACGGATTCTCTTGACAGTCTTAGGCCCGATATTGTTGTCACCGCCCATTACGACGATAACACTTCCGAGGTTATCACGAATTACACGCTGAGCGGCGATCTGACTGTCGGCACGTCGACGATTACGGCAAGCTATCAGGGCAAGACGGCAACATTCAATGTGACCGTGACCCGTGTTGCTAGCACGTTCTCTATTTCCAACAATCTGACCGGCTGCACGACAAGCAATAGCGCTTCCACCGTTGCCGAGAATGCGTCTTACAATGCAACGATCACAGCGAACACAGGTTACACACTTGCTGGTGCAACTGTCAGCATTACGATGGTGGGGTTAAGTGTGACAGGATATTATTCTAACGGGACAATCTCAATTCCCAATGTGACAGGCGATGTGGTCATTACTGTGGTTGCGGTTGCTGTTACTGTTTCGTCTATCTCTGCTGTGTTCAATCAGGGCAGTAACGTTATCTATGATACCGACAGTCTGGATACAATCAAGCAGTATCTTGTTGTCACTGCCCATTATAATGATAGCACGACAGAAACGATCCCCTCTACAGACTACACACTATCCGGTACGCTTACAGAGGGAACAAGCACAATCACTGTGGCGTATGGTGGAAAAACTACTACATTCAATGTGACTGTTACTGGATGGAATAATTACGAATACAGTATGTCGAATGGGCAGATTGTTAAAATCGTTGGCGCGACTTCCGGTGCTATTTCTGCAATTCCCGGTGGGATTGAGCTTGATTCTAATAGCACAAATAGACGAAGCTATCCTATAACTAAAATCGGAGTTAGACCATATCAAGAGAAAACACAGTCTTTTGCGGATACAATTTATTATCCGATTCCTATTCCCGCAGATGCTGTAAAGGCCGTTGTTTCAATTACGCCAAGTACACAGTTTCATGGAGAAAGTATGTACACATATGCCGATGGGTCTTATACACGGAGGCTTGACCCGGGTTGGAAGCAAGGCTCTTTTACACACTCATTCACAGCCGGACAGTACGATTATATTACTATCGTGAGTAAGTATAATTCGGCTGGCAGTTCATATCCAGAAGAGCCGACAGAAGTTAGCATTCAATTTTTGACGGAATGAGGTGGAAAACATGATTTACGATGTACAAGGTAATGAATTAACTGCCGAAAGATCTAAACCAAATTGCAAAATCATTGCCCATAGAGGGTATCATGCAGTTGCCGTACAGAACACAATTGACGCTTTTATCGCCGCCGCCGAAGCTGGATTTAGTTGGATTGAGGTAGATATCAGAAAGTGCGCTGACGGCATCTATGTAATAGCACACGATGCGTCTGTAACGCTCTACAACAATGGAACAGCCGTTTCCGTAAATATCACAAACAGCAATTATGAGACAATCAAAAATTACACATGGGATTCGGCGGGAGAATATAAAATCTGCACCTTGCAGGCTGTTTTTAATGCAATGATGATTTACGACATAAATCTGATTTGCGATCTCAAAAATGGCACAAATACAGATGTTATGTCGATTGCTGCTTTGAGCGGTGCAACTGATAAAGTTCTTTTGTCTTATTCGTCTTTTTTGTCAGCATACAATGACCGGGCATTGCTCCTAAAATATGATAATGTGCCAATTCGGTGTATTCCCTCCGATTATGTCAATTACCCTACGCTTGCGAATGCAATCAGCAATCCGATCTATGCGGATGTAAATGCAAGCGACACAGCACATTATCAAAGATACTTGAATATCGCGCTGAGTTGCGGAGTGCCAATCATCTTTAGCGGATGCACGATAAGCAATTACAATAGATGGTGCGTTCTTGCAAACGGAGTGATGGCAAATCTTAATTTGAATATCACATACGAGCAATTCTACGATCTGTTAAACAATAATTTTGATGTTGTAGCGGACATTACACCATCTATTACGTCTGTATCTGTTTCAGTTGGAGGAACCTCAACTGTTACTGCCCAATCCGATATAACAACTGCAGGTGGTTATGTATACGGATATTCGCTTAATCCCACAATTGCCTCTGTTTTGCAATCATCTTTTGGGTCAAACATTTCAGTTACAATCACTGGCGTTTCTGCTGGAAGTACGGTGGTGAGGCTATTTACAGGGAGCGGCGCGATTGTAGATATACCAGTGACAGTTGCGTAAAAGGACACTTTTAATCACGATCGCGGGCGGCTCATAACCGCCCGCAGGAGGATAAAACATGCTGATTTTGACACACATCGCCGCCGCGATCGGCGGATCGCTCCTCGGCGTGATCGTCACCTGCCTGTGTGTCGCGGCTGGGAGGGCGGACAAATGAATACCTGCGTTTGCTGCGGGGCTCCGATCCCCGAGGGCTGCATGGTTTGCTGGATATGTGAGAACGGGTATTGGCCGGAGGTGAGCACCGATGGGAAAGATTGATGGCGCTGTGTCGTGGGCCGTGGCCATTGCCAACAATCCGGCGCATGGCTACGACCAGACACATCGCTGGGGCCCGGACTACGACTGCTCCTCGCTGGTGATCAGCGCCTGGGAATCCGTCGGCCTGGCCGTGCGCGAGGCCGGCGCCAGTTATACCGGCAACATGCGCGGCGCGTTCCTCGCTTGCGGCTTCCGAGACGTGATCGCCACCGTCGATCTCGCCACCGGCATCGGCCTTGAACCGGGCGACGTCCTGCTCAACTACGGCGCCCACACTGCTATGGTGACCGGAAACGGCCGGATGGTGGCCGCCCGGATCAATGAGCACGGCCAGACAACCGGCGGCGCCGAAGGCGATCAAACCGGCCGCGAGATCTGCCAGCAGGCTTATTACAACTACCCGTGGGATTGCGTCCTGCGATATCAGGAACGCGGCGCTGCGGCCGCGGACCAATCTGCCGACGCCGGCAATAAGGTCCCAGCTCAGCCGGAGACCGTGATCCACGGGATCCCGCTGGTCAAGCGCGGCAGCCGGGGCGAGCTGGTCCGCGCCGCGCAGCTGCTGTTGATCGGGCGCGGCTTTCCATGCGGCACTTACGGCGCCGACGGAGATTTCGGCGCATCCACCGAGAAGGCCACCAAGGCTTTCCAGCTTGACCGGGGGCTTGAATCGGACGGAATCATCGGAGGAAAAACATGGGCGGCTCTCTTGGGGGTGGTTGCATGAGTTCCTTATCCCCGGCAGCGGCGACAGTTCTGGCCGCCCTGCTCTCCGCGGCTGCTGCGATCATTGTCGGCCTTATCAATTCCCGGTCGCAGCGGCAGAAGTTTACCAACGAAATGAAAGAGCGAGACATTGAACGGGAGAAGGCCGAAGCAGTGCGGGATGCAGAGCTGAAAATGTGGATGAAGCAAGTGGATAAAAAGCTTGACACCCACAACGGCTACGCGGAACGCTTCTCCGAGATTGGAGAGAACATAGCGGCAATCAAAGCCGATGTTAAGAATCTTTACAGAAAAGGAGACTGAAATCATGGACAAAGAAATGATTATCCGCAAGCTGACTTCTCGCAAATTCTGGATGGCGCTTGCCGCTTTCGTGTCCGGCCTGATTCTCGCTTTCGGCGGGGCAGAGGGCACGGCAAACACCGTGTCCGGTGTGATCTTGCAGGGTGCGGCTGTTATCGGCTACGTTCTGGCCGAGGGTCTGACTGATGCGGCCAACGTGGGAAAGGAGTAAAACGTGGACGAGTTTTACAATGGCAACCCCAATCCGTGGCAGGGCTATTATCCCCGGCCTAACATGCCGAGACCGCAGATGCCGCGACGGATGATCGATCGAGTACATGGCCGAGAGGGAGCGGAACGCATTGCCATGGGGCCAAACGAGGAAGCGGCAGTTCTTGACGAGACTGCACCCATCCTCTGGATCATCAAAACGGACAGCGCCGGGTATAAGGTGCTGACCCCGTTTGAGATTCGACCGTATCAGCCCAAGCCGCCCGTTGATCTGGACGATCTCGCGGCGAGAGTGAAGAGAATGGAGGAAGCGGTCTATGCTAAATCCGGCACTGGCAGCACTGCAACAGCAGCGGACACCGCAGCGAATCCTAATCCCTGATAACGTCCGTAAAGTAGCGCAGGCGTTGAAAGCTTCCGGGAATCCGGCCTATGCGATTCAGACGCTTGCAAACCAGAATCCGCTTATGCGTCAAGTCCAAGAGATCGGGCAGCGCTACGGCGGGGACTACAACAAGGCATTCATGGATCTTTGCCAGCAGAATGGCATTGACCCGAATGACATAATGGCCCAGCTCCAAGGGCTTATGTAAGTATCGACCGAGGGCAAGCGCGCAGCTCTCGTTGATAAATACATTTTTTAGGAGAACAAAAAATATGGACAATGGCATTACTCCCGTGATGAATGTTGGCGGCAATGGTTATGGTTACGGCGACGGCTGGGGCATGAACGGCTTCGGCGGTATCGTTGGTCTGCTGGCTGTGCTTGGCATCATCGGCGGCGGCTTCGGCAACTGGGGCAACAATGGCAACGGCTATCATCCTCAGTACGCCACTCAGGATTTCGTTCAGAACGGTTTCAACTTCAACGACCTGCAGGATCAGAACCGTGACATCATGAATCTGGTTACCGCTGGAACCGCTCAGGCTGTCGCTGCCACCAACCAGACCTACCACGACACCGTCTCCTATGTCGGTGACAAGTACGACGAGCTGGCCCGTGACATCTATGGTCTTGGTGTTGGCCAGGCGAATCTTCTGGCCAAGGAAAACGAGTGCTGCTGCCAGACCCTCCGCGCTATCGACGGCGTGAACTACAACGCGGCCATGAACACCGCTGCGATTCAGCGCACCATCGTTGAGGAAGCGCAGAAGAACCGCGACCTGTTCACCGGCGACCGGATGGCGGCAATGCAGAACCGTATCAACCAGCTTGAGCTTGCTCAGGCCATGACCGGCGTGGTTCGCTATCCCCTGCAGACCACCTACAGCTCCGGCGTGAATCCGTTCTGCCCCGGCTGTAATTGCGGCGGTATGTAATTATCCATTGAGCGTATAAGTACGCCTGACAGACGGAGGGCGCACAAAACGTGCGTCCTCTTTCTGCATAACACAATAAGGAGATAATAACATGATTCAGGTTTACAGCACCAACATCGACGTTCCCGTACAGTCCGCAATTCCTCTGAACAATGTTACCATCCGTAAAGGCTGCACCGCTGTCAACTCCGGCCCGACCTCTATTTCCCTGAACAAGCGCGGCGTGTATATGGTACACATGGACGCTTTCGCGGAAGCCGCTGCCGCTGGCCCCATCACTATCCAGCTCCGCAAGGACGGCGTTCTTCTGCCGCAGGCTATCAGCTCCGTGACGGGCGCTGTTGGTGAGATTGACACCCTGCACTTTGAAACCCCGATTCAGGTTCAGGAAGACAACACTAACTGCTGCTGCACAGCCCCGACCGTCATTGAGTTTGTCAACGCTCCCGGCGCTGATGATGTAGCCGTGACCGGTCTGCACATCAACGCGGTCGTTACCAAGCTCTGCTGAGGTTTATACTATGCAGATTATCAAGAAACTTTCCGATATGATCGGGGAAGAGCTGAACGACGCGGAGAAGTACGCGAAGTGTGCCCTGCACTACAAGGAGGAAATGCCGGAGCTGGCGATCGTGTTCAACACCCTGTCTTTGCAGGAGATGGAACACCAGAAGATGCTTCACAATCAGGTGACGGCGATCATTGAGAAATACCGCCGCGAGAAGGGCGATCCTCCTGCCGCCATGCTGGCCGTGTATGACTATCTTCACGAAAAGTTTATCGAACACGCTGCCGAGGTTAAGACCTTGCAGCAGATGTACCGCGAGAGCTAAGGAGGCAGACGATGGCAAGCTTTGAAGAAGCCTATAAAACTTATCAGAATAGTGACCGTGGCAAGACTGTCTCCGGCATGTACGACGCGCAGAGGGATTCAGAGCTTGCCTCTCTGAAATCCACCTACGAGCAGAACCTTTCCAACCGGCAAGCGGCCCGTGACCAGATCGGCACTACCTATCAGGGGCAGGCAAATGACCTTGCCGCGCAGTACGAGCGCAACCGCCGCAACCTGAACACTCAGGCCGCGGCAAACGGCATCAACACGGGGGCAGGCTCCCAACAGGCGCTTGCCCTTTCCGGCCAGTATCAGCGAGACTATGGTGCTCTCCGTGGCCGTGAAGCGCAGGACATCGCCGAGGCTGACCGCGGCATTGCCGATTTGAAGGTGGCCTATCAGAATGCCGTCCAGCAAGCCAACGCCCAAGGCGACTACAAACGGATGGCGGCGCTACTGGCTGACTACGACACGCAGAGGCAGAACGCTCTCAATGACGCAAATCTGCTTGCCAAGTACGGAGACTTCTCTGGCTATAGCGGTATCATGTCTGACGACCAGATCAACGCCATGCGCACCGAATATGACCGGCTCCGTGGAATCGAGGATGAAGATAGGGCTTATGCCAAAGAGCAGGATGCTCTTAATAACAATCTCAAACTGGCCCAGCTTCTCGCCGGGTATGGCGATTTCTCCGGATTTGCAAAACTTGGATATAGTCGGGAGACTATCAATGCTATGCGTAGCCTCTGGATTGCTCAGAACCCGCTTCTTGCCTACAACACCGGGGCTATTACTGCCGATGAGTATTACAAAATGACCGGCCAGTACGCTCCCGGAGTAACGCCTCCAGCCCCTGCCTATAGCGGCCCAGACTTGACTTGGGTGCCGCAGAGCAATACCACCAATCTGACTGACAAGTCTGGCGGCGGCAAACCCAGTACGGAAACGCCTACCGACTCTGGTGTTAATGCAAGCAGCTATAACCTCAACACGCAGAAAGGCATTGACGATTATGCTAAAGCGCTTGTTGCTAATGGCGATCTGAATATGCGTCAGGCAACAGCCCTACGTGACCAGCTTAGTCATTCGAGCGGTAGCGGAACTTCGTCTACAAAGACAGCGGCGACCAGATCAACTGTAAGGGGCGGCTCTAACGTGAGAGCCAGAGCTTAAAGTAAAGCAGACAAGGAGAACACATGGCGAATCTGAATGACATCCTTAAAGCGGCACAGGCAGCTCAGCAGAAGCAGAGGCAGACTGGTTTCACGCCCCCCACGCAGACTCCGGCACAGACCCCTGCTTCTGCAGCTCAGCCGCAGACTCAGGCTACTGGTATTCAGAGCATTCTTGACCGGGCACGTCAGGTTCAGCAGCAGCAAAGACAGACCACAGGGGTACAAACAACTGTACCCAGTACTGTCACGCCTACGCTTACACCGACTCCGGTAACTACACCGACCACTACTCAGCCGACGAGCAGATTGCGTTCTGTTCTGGAAGCTCTTGGTATTGGAATTGCTCAGGCGCAGAGAACCGTCACCGGCTCTCCTGCATCTACTCAGCAGTACATAGCAGAGAACAACCGCATTTCCGAACTGCTGACCAAGCCTAAGCAGGAAGTCCCGGCTACTCCGTTCAAGTCTGATAAGCCGAAGACCGTTGATAGCAAAGTGAAAGCTGAACGTGATGCTCTTGTTGCTGAATACAACAAACTTCCTCGCACGTCGAATGCCATGCCTATTGTCAGCCGTCGTAACGAACTCAGAAACAGAATCGACGAACTGACTGAGCAGCTTGGCGAAGAGAAGAGGGCTTGGAACTGGCAGGACGCTATGGCTTATCAAGGCAATGCCACAGCAACACGATCTACAGCTAACTATCTTGATGCAGCGAGAAACCTCGCTACCATTGTTGGCCAAGGCCCTGCTTTGAATAGATATCAGGCGGCGCAAACCGCGCACAGCAGAGGTTTGATCTCTGACGAAGAGCTTGAAGAAGCTCGCGCTGCTTACGAAAAGTCCAGAACTACAATGCGTGATGCAACGTCTGGCATCAAAGGTATAGCTGACCGTCTTGACAATACCAGCGACGAATATGGTTCGATGGCGCAGAATGTCGAGGGCGGTACCGACCTGGGGCGCACAGCCCTTGGAGCTTACGGAGCTGGCCTCGACCTCGCTGGTGACTTTGCGCTCAACCGTCTACTCCCCGGACTTGGTGAGTATGCCATGTATGCCAGAATGTACGGTGGCGGCGTTCGTGAGCAAGAAGAGAGAGGCGGCGACGAGTATAGGTCTGCAGGGAAGGGCCTTGTGTCTGCCATCTCCGGTTGGGCAAGCAACAAACTCGTCGGCGGCGCTGGCGATATCTACGGCAAGAGCGCAGCGTCGAGCGCTATCGAGAATGCTCTCGGCAGAGTCGCAACGAAATATCCTGTTCTTGGCAATCGCTGGGTACAGCGTATCGCAAAAGGCGTACTCAACACCGAAGGTATCGAGGAAGCTCTTGAAGACTATCTGAACTATGGAGCGGACAAGTATCTCGGCTTTGACAAGAACGCAACCATCGATAAAGCCGAAGTCAAGCAGGACGCACTGATCGGTTGGATTCTTGGCTTTATTGCAACCGGAGCTGAGTATACTCCCGATCAGAAACGCCAGATTGTTCAAGATGGCATCCGTTATGCTGAGAATGTCGATACTCAGGAACAGGCCGATGCTGCTGTCTTACAAGCAGAGGGTAGCACCGTTCAGGCAGAAGCCCCGGCTGAAACCGCTCCTGTGAATCCGGCTGACCTTCTCGCTGAGCAAGTGACAGGCACCGCACAGGAAGCCACAGAAACGCCCGTAGAAGCCGTACAGCCTGCTGGGGATATTCCTGCACCACCCACGGCCACAAAATCGACCACAGCGCAACCTCAAGCGTTAAACTCCTCAACAGTGGAAGAGCCGACGCAGAAGCGCCGCGCGGTAGACGTAGCAAGCGATTTGATTAACAGAACCGGCACCACGCAGAGCCGAGAAGCGGTTACGGCGGAGGTTCAGGAAATCGCTGATTATATCAAGAGCAACAACAATGGCGAGGGCGTAGACCCGGAAGTGCTTCGGCAGATGGCGGAACGTGCCGCCCTTGAAATGCTCGACAATATTCCCGGCACTCAGACCGGAGACCCGACCGTTTACAATGCCCTGCGTGACTTCCTCACGGGCCGCAACATTGAAATCTCTGACGAGCTGCGCGGTGATGTGACGGATTACAACGACTGGCGCAAGTCTCTGTTTGGCAAGCTGAATATGCGGAAAGAGGGCGTTTCCATTGATACGCTTTACGCAGAGCTTTCCACGCAGTTCCCTGGACTGTTCCCGTCTGACATTACAGCGCACTCCGACAAGATCAATCGAATTGTGGATGTGCTGGAATCTACCCGCCCACAGGCTGGCCGCTTGGTTGACGAGATATCCGACGCCGATTATAACGGTCTGCTTGACGAAGCGACGCAGGCTATCCTTGACGCCGCCCCCGATGTGCTCAGTACAGAGACTTCCATGAGCGAGGAGAACCTTGCCAGCCTTGACGAGACAGCTCCGCCGGAGCTTTTGGATATGAGCAGGCTTCAAGGAACAGCCCCGGCAGTAGAGCAGACAGCAAGCGGCACCGAAGCCACACCGAGACGCAGCCAGACAGAGAGCCACACTCTCCAGGACGTTGCGAAGAAAAACGGTGGAACCCAAGAAAAGCTGTATTACATTCCGACCTCCGAGCGGCAGACCATGACCGAAGCCATGAACCGTGTAAACGCTGACATGGTAGGGGAGATGAACGGCCTTGCTGATAAGGATATGTGGACGGCGGCTGACATTGATACCGGCATGACACTTTATGGAATGCTGAAAGCTGATGCTGTCAGAACCGGAGACAATACGGCGGCGAATGCTTGGGCGAAGGTCGTGCAAAGCCGCGGCACCAAGAGCGGCCAAGCGCTGCAAGCATTCAGCAAATGGACAAGAAGCGCGGCCGGGCAAGCGTCTTATGCTTCTGACCAGATCGCAGAAGCAAGCAATCTCAGCTCCGAAGAAAAGACAAGAATCACCAACGACATTTACAACTTTGCCGCAGAGATCGACGGCGTAGAGGAGGGAGACGTTTCTTCTTTGCGCGAGATTATCAAGCGGCAGAGCGACTATCGCGGAACCGGGACGATCTTTGAAAAGAACTTTGAGAAGATCCTTGACCAGATTACCGACTATGAATATCTCCGCGAGTATGCACAGCGCCAGCTTATGAGCATGGCAAGCGACGCGACCGACACGGCCACGCTGGGCGACAAGCTGAAAACATGGCAAGTAAGCGCACAGCTTTCCCGTCTCGGCACGTTCTTCCGCAACATCGGCGGTAACGTACTCTTTGGCGCACAGGACACTTTGACACAGGACGGCTTGGGCGTGGCCCTTGACTGGCTTGTATCAAAATGGACGGGAAAGCGCACGGTCGGCTTAGATAAATCGTGGTTTTCTGCCGAAGCCCGCAAGGGCGCAAAGGAGGCTATGCTACGCAGCATCCTTGAAGTTGCCGGAGATGTGAACATGGACGGCGACGCAAGCAAATACGGAACCACGGCCAACCGCACAAACAAAATGAGCGGCGGGAAGTTCTCGCAGTTCATGTCCCGTTGGGAGCAGATTCTTGGCTACTCTTTGACAACAAGTGACCGTGCCTCCCGCGGCTCTATCGAGACGGCCATTCGTGAAAGCCTGAAAAACTCCGGCTTGACGGACGCAGAGATTGACGCTATTGCCGAGGGGACAGCAGACTACAGACTGTTTCAAAACAAGGATCTTGCCTATAAGGTTTCCAAGGGCCTGCATGATGTAATGAATCTTGTCGGCGTAGGCGGCGAAGTCAGAGGCGTGACCAGAAGCGGCGGTTTCGGCGCTGGCGATCTTGTGAACCCGTACCCCGGCGTACCGGCCAACCTTGCCGTGAAAGCTTTGGAGTATTCCCCGGCCAACATTGCCAAGGGCGGCGCTGAGCTTTTCAATCTGTTCCGCGATATTAAGAACGGCACATATGACGCCACCAAGCAGAACCGCGCCGTTATGGATATAGCGCGAGGCATGGCGGGCACTCCAATCATTGCGCTTCTCGCGGCGGCTTTTAAGACCGGCATTATCAAGAACTCCGATGACGAGGATGATCTTGACGTAGCCGCTCAGAACAGAGCCGAGGGAAAGAGTGGCGTTCAAATCAACCTTGACGCTTGGGACAGAGCAAACAAAGGCGAAAGCGCAGAATGGAAAGACGGTGACGATCTGCTTTCTATTGGCTGGCTGGAACCGATGAACGCTTTTATGGCGATTGCCTCCATGATTGCCGCCGAGGACGATAGAAGCATTAGCACTGTTGCCGGTGACTATTTCAGCGGTACGCTCCAAGGCTTGCTTGAAATGCCCGTTATGGGGAACATTGCAAACGTGGTGGATTCTTTCAGATACTCCACGGCTGACAAACTGGGTGAGAAAGTCGCCGATGCAGGCATTGGGCTTTTGGGTGACGCTGTCAGTGGCATGATTCCGGCCCCCATCTCGCAAGCGGCCCGGACGAGCGATCTGTATTACAGAGACACGGGCGGCGACAACAAGACTGAACAGGTGATTAACAATCTTCTGAGCAGTATTCCCGGCGCGAGGCAGACGCTTCCGACAAAGCTTGACAACTTTGGTAGACCGAAAGAGTACAGCAACAGCGTAGCGCAGCGGTTCTTGAATAACTTCGTTTTGCCCGGCTCAGTAAATGAGCTAAACCAGAGCAACGAATCGAAAGCGCTTGAACAGCTCCGCGAGGCATCGGGCGAGACCAGCTTCTATCCCGAGCGCAAGGCACCAAGCAAGGTCAATCTGCCGGGCGAGAATGGCAAGGGCGAACCGGTCAAGCTGACAACGGAAGAAAAGCGGACGTACCAGGAAACCTACGGCGGCACATACACGGATCTTCTGAGCGACCTGCTTACTGGCGGCGCTTGGGGCGGCATGACCACCGCGGCGCAGACCGAGACGGCGAAAGCTATTGAAGCTTACGCAAAGGACGAAGCCAAGAGGGCGATAGCCGAGGCGCAGGGCCACGAGTATAAATCCGACTATGACGATGAACGAAAGCTTCCCGCGGATAGCCTGGCTGATTACTTCGGAGCAAAAGAGAGCTTGAAGCTTGCCCGCGACAACAAAGATTACTCCACGCTTGATGCTTTGATCGACACGCTGGACGAATACCCCAAGGCCGTGCGCGACAAGCTCTACGAGGACATCAGCCGCCTGGAGGACATGGAAGCCGCCGCCAAGAAAGGCGTTGGCTCTGAAGAGTTTACGAGGGCCTATGACCAGTACCTTGCCATCAACAAAAAGGACATCACTCCGTCCGACAAGGCCGAGGAAATGAAGACTTGGATCAGGACGAGCGACTTGCCAAAGGCCAAGCAAGATGTTCTGGACGACCTGCTCAAGTACGTCAGCACCAGCGTGGTCGAGGCCAAGACCTATGACGCTCTGCGTGAAGCCCTTGGCGATCCCAAGATGGCACAGCATTTCAGCCATCTCAAACGAGAGGAAGAAGCGAACAACGCCGCAGAGATCCTTACGTTCGTGGCCAACGACAAGGAGTACCAGGACACGGCAGTCAGGGAGAAGGTACTTGGCACGCTTCTCACCGAGGGCCAGTACGCCGCATACGAACGAGCCAAAGCCGAGAACATCAGCATGGGGAACTGGGCGAAGTTTCTCTCCGAAGTTTCCAAGGCGCACATTGAACGGACAGGCAAGGGAGGCAACCCGAGCAAGGCCGACATTCAAGCCGCCTGCAACGCTATGGGCTGGACAACAAAGGCAGACTTCAACCAAGTATACAAGGTCTACAAAGGCAATTAAAAGGACAGGGCCGGGAACAATCCCGACCCTGTTTCTTTATATCCATATTCCTATAAATCCAAGCACGACCACGCCGAGGAAGCAGACGGAAGTCACGGCAAGCACGGCCTTGAAAAACCAATCGCTTATGTCGCCGCGAATCACCGTGACCAAGATCCAGGTGAGAACGCAGATCATACCAAGCGCAATCATAGCAGACGCTCCTTGAATCAGATATTGATGCATTATCGTCCAGTGCTCCCGAAGCCGTTGCCACCACGGGCGGTCTCTTCCAGATCCTCTACCACTTCCAGCTCTGGGGCGATGTACGGCATAATGACGAGCTGGGCGATTTTGTCTCCGGCCTTAAAGAGATGATCCTGATTGCCGAGGTTGTACAGTTTGACCTTGATGCTGCCGGTATAGCCCTCGTCTATCGTGCCTCCGCATGACACCATGGAGTGGTTCACATTCAGGCCGGACTTGCTTTCGATCTTACCATAGTAGCCATGCGGCAGCTCGATATGTACGCCAGTGTCAAAGGTCGCTTCACTCTGCGGCCACATCATGGTATCTTCCATGCAGCGCAGATCCAGCCCAGCATCCGTCTGGTGCGCTCTCAGGGGCATATACGCCCCAGGGTCAAGTTTGATTTTCATGCGTTTCTCCTTTGTGTTCAATGAAGTTTTCCCATATATATTCGTCACCAACAAAGAATTCTTTCGGCCCTGTGTATTCTTCTGAGCCGCGCCATAGTGCTGTGATGTCGAGGCAGAACTGCCGAAAACCGTCTACGTCTTCGATCCATCCATACCTTGGGCTTGTCCCACAACTCCCAAACATTTCGACAGCAATCATCCATATCACTTGGAGCTGCTGCTGCGCCCAGTCGCATGGCTCTTTAAGGCCATAATTATTCGGGCAAGATATGCTGTGCCCGTCTGGCATGAATGACCGCCAACCGAACACCGTCTCCGCAAGTCCGTTGTACCAAGTCACAGAATCGAGGGCTTCAATCACTGTTACCCTTAGCGTTTCCATTCTCTATGTCCTCCTCTACTCTGATCAGCCATTCAAGATATACTCTTGCTTTTTTCAAATCTTCCGTGCCTCCTTTGGAGCGGTAGCGCCAGACATATTTGATGATGTTGCCTTTACAGTAGTCGGCAAATTCCGCGTTGCCTAAACTCGCCTTAATGGCATCTATGCACTCAATGCCGCCGCTCGTATAATGGGCCGGGTGGTTGACATTATCCTGCTCTGTTTCCAGATAATCGCAGGGGCATTCGTTGGGACAAAGCTTGCGATGCACACACTCACTCATCTGTGTAATCCTCCTCCATTACGACACTATCAAGCAGCCAGTCGCAACAGGATTGGCAGAGATCTATCTTGCCGTATTCAGACTTTTTGTCTTGTGTGAAATATGCGTATATCGTTACTTCAAGAGGAAGCTGCGGAAAAATGATTTCCTTTCTGCACTTATCGCATATGATTCTCTTCATCACTTACCTCCTTTTTGAGCCAGTCGAGCGCACATTCGTGACACGGCACAATCTCTTCATACCAGTGTGGGCATAAAATCTCTTTGCACCAAGGCGGCGGTGCAACGCTTGGCTCTGCAATGAAATATGCCAATTCCTCATCCGTCATAGCGCGGATAGAATCGCCACGTGATTTAACTGGTGGCTTATATGCGATCCCGTCCGCAAAGCCTTTTTCATATTGACCACGGTCATATTCCAATGCTTTTATCAGTTCATCTCTATCTACTTCGGGACAAACATTTTTGACGGCTTTGATTATTAAATTGCCGTATTCGTCTCGCAACTGCTCAATTCTGGTATCAGACCACCATACATTTATTGGGCTTTCGTAGGCCATCACTCGCCCTCCTCTGCAGGTTTATAGTCCTCGCAAAAGTAAGCAGGTATTTCCCTGTCCGATCCGTGAAAAGGGCAATACTCATACCCGCAGGTTTTGCAGTTCAGTTTTTTATAGTTCATGTCTCGCTCTCCTCTTCCTCAAACAAAGGCATATCGGATGGAATCACGACAGGCGCTTTATTGATACAGTCCATAGCGTGTTTGAGAAAGTCAATCCGTGTCTCTGCATCGCAATCCATCACAGCAATCTTTAACGCATTATGGTCAATTAATTCGAAATGCGGCGGGACGGGAACGAGAGGGCAATCATCATGGTTGTGCATACAAGTGTAAAGCGGGCATTCGTCACAGCTTTTCGGCATCTCCATGTCCTTGATGTAAACTCCCATGCTCATTTCCCCCGTGTGCTTAGATTTATCGCCAGCGCAACAAGCGCCATTACAAAAGCCACAAAATACCATCCGTTTATCTCGATCATGCTTCATTCCTCCTTCGGCGGCTCTAACCGCTCACCACACCACGGACAGTGCCGATAATCTTTGACAGTATACGGATATTTAATCTCCCATATGCGTTCACACACGGGGCATTCAAGCTTTCCAGAGCCAGCGTAAACTGACCATAACCATCTGTCCATTATGTATCCTCCTTCGGCGGCTCTGGTAGCGGCATATAATGGGTCACATCCGGCTCATACTCGCCATTCACATGAAAGTACGGTACGTTGTCAAGCTTGTCTGTCGTGTAGTCTGCGACTTCGTAATAACCATTGGCATATACAAGATAACCGTTGTAGCCATCATCGCCAACTTTAAGCGGCGGTTCCTCCGTCACGGGAATCCAGCGGCGCTTGCTCAGTTCCTCTATGGCATCGGCGGCTTCGTTGTACAGTTTTGCCGTTGCGTTACCATTGCCATGAGGTAGCAAAATAGCAAGCGCCTCACTCATCTTAGCGGCATCTCTCAGCCGCTTTACAAGATCATCCATCAGCTTTCCTCCCTCATGTCAGCGCCACAGTTTGGGCAGAAGTTTAACTTACCATACCATGATGGAAACCCACAGCATGACGAAAAATAACACACATTAGGTGTTCCAATATTAGTATGTCGCTCAACCCACCGCGCCCGTACCACAGGCCGCACATCAGCGGCGGGAAGTGCCTTGACCGTTTTGATGACGGTCTCAATTCCAAGCGCAACCAACTCTCTTCCGATCGGGTCTGACGGAAAGCTGGGTATGTTTTTGAGGGTCTTATCCAAACCAGCTACAAGCTTCTCTTTCTCGATAAACTCAGCCACGCAGTTTTCTCTCCCTTCCATATGGCATATATCCCATATTGATTCTGTCTTGTGGGTGCATTGTTTTCAGACAGCCGCAGCTCCGATTGTTCCCGGAACGGAGGCGGATGCCCAGCACCTGGACGGTTTTGCCGCAATCGCAGCGGCAGATCCACGTTGCTCCGCACAGCCCGGAATCAGACTGGGCACGCCCGATCACGGTCAATCTGCCGTAGCGGTTGCCGACTTCGTTAATCGTTGCCATTGTTCCTCCCCACATAATCGTCAATGCTGATTTCCAAGGCGTCAGCCAGAATCGCCACAGTCTCAAACGCTCCAAGGTGATCACCACGTTCAAGTCGCGAGATCGTTGTGCCGGAGATGTAGCTCTTTGCCGCAAGCTCCCGAATTGTCAGCCCGGCTTTTCGCCGGGCCTCTTTCATATGCTGTCCTCGTGTCATGCTTCTCTCCCTGCTACAGCCTGCCGCTTCTCGTCCCACAGCCTTTGCGCGGTCTTCAGTGCGGCCTTTGCGTCTCTCTCAGACTTGAGCGCCTCACTCAGCAGACGGATGTTTTCGTCCTTTGCCGCCATCGTTTCCTCGGCCTTGGCGAGTTCTTCCTTGAGCCGTGCGATCTCCTTGTTCATGGCCTCAATGGCACGGGCCTGTCCCACGTCACGGCGGGTGAGAAGATCCAGATCCTTTTCCTGCTGTTCCATGATCTGCGTGGCGTACTTCTCGTTTGCCTCGGCGCGGTTTGCTCGGATCTCCTCCTGGTGGCACTTCTTCCGCCAGAAGTTATCCGTCGGGCCTAAGATAAGGTCAACGATGAACACTTTCTTCCCTCCTCCTGATGAACTCCACGATAGCGGCCTCGATGAAGTCCTGCATTGACGCGAATGCTGACCGCTCATAGATGGCCTTGAACTGGCTCCACAGGGAATCATCCAGCCGGACGCACAATTTGTTGGCCTTTGTGCGGCGCTCCGTGCGCTGTTTAACCGGCTTTGGCAGCTCGGACTTCCCATCCCATTCCACACCGGAAAGGCCCTCTGCATTGCCGAATTTGATCTTGAGGATGGCCTCGGCTTCGGGCGTGAGCTGCACGCCGTATTTCTTCGGGGCGCACACCATGGATTGGGTGGGCTTGCCGTAGCGTGGGTAGTATTTCCGCAGCTCGGCGATCATCTGCCGGTTGCTTATCCCGACTTGGGCAGTGTATTTGTTGTAGTCAGGCATTTACTTCTCCTTCTTCCATTGTTCGTACTCCCCGTTCAGAGGTTCAATGTAAATCTCCACACGGGGATTGTTCTTGTCATACAGCACCCGGCTCCCGTCCACGCTTGCCACCACATCCCGGTTATCATCGGCCAGAATGCGGTATGCCGTCAGAATGTCGTGGGTTGCCGCCATCAGATTTGTCATGTCCACGCGGCGGCGTGTCGGCATGTAGTAGGTACAGCGCACCGTCACGGGGTAGTCAATCGGAGTGGGCGGCTTCGGCAGCAGGAAATAGCTTGCCGTGGATTCATAGTCCACGTACCGCTTCGACTGTCCCACGAACGGCTTGCCTGTCTTGTGGTTTACCATAATCATCTGGTGATTCTTTTTCGTGATGGGAGCGCCTGGGATTGTGTAGTGATAGGTCATTTCTCCCTCCAGTTCACGGCATTACCCGGCGCATTGAGAACATAGCCCCGCGCTTTCTCATAGATGCGGGAAGCCGTGGCCTCGTCCAGATCCCGGACAGCTTTCAGCGGCAGCTCGGAGGAAATAATCGTCCTCTTGCTGTTGCTGTTGTACCGGGCGTTCAGAATCGTAAAGGCAAGGTTAACATCGGCGTCTGACGGATCGCCACGTTGCTTGAAAAAATCGTCGATGTACAAAACGTGGGGCTTTATGTACTCATCCAGAGCCGCCGTGTAGGCTTCGGCATCTTTGACCAGAGCCTTGAGCCGGGGAGCGTCCTGCCGCCACATCATGTACCTTGTGCTTGCTCCCTTTGCGATTAACTGGCGGCAGACGGCAACGCAGAGGTGCGTTTTTCCTGTTCCGGGTCTGCCGCTGACATAGAGCCATTTGCCCCGACCGTTCTTCACATAATCCCAAGCGGTTTCCTTGCACTTCTTCGTCCACTCGTCTGGCGTTTCAAACGCTTTAAACGTGGAGCGGGAGACAAGATCACTCAACCCCGATTCTTTGAGGATGCGGATGGAACGCCGCTTTTCCATGCACTCGCACGGCCTCACGGTCAACTCCAAGCCCTCGCCTTTGACAACTAAATAGCCCTTGTTTCCGCACAGAGGGCAATCAATGCCATCGGGTGACGGCTCCGGGGGGGGAGGCTCAACGGCTGGGCCGATCTTGAGCAGATCGACAAAGCTTGTTGCGTCAAGCATTTTTCTCCGCCGCCTTTTTGACGGCCTCAATAACCGAATCGTAGTCGCGCACTTTGATATCCTTTGTGCTGGCATAGCCCAGAGCCTGGATGATGTTCTTCGCTTCCGGGGTGGTCAGCCCAAGGGAACCGGCAAGGGCATAGATCCTTGTGATCTGCTTGGAGCTGATGGGGTCATCGTCTCTGGCCTTGGTGATGTTCCCGGCTTCTGCCATGAAGCTGTCGTTATCAATGTCCTGATAGAACATATCCGACAGACCGGAGATCGCCAAGATCGGAAGAGCACAC